ATTTCAAACTTTTTGTTGCCTTTCTTTTTGCTCATTTCAATACCCCTTTCATGAATTAATTTGCATATCAAAAGACTCCCCCTAATGGGGGAGTCTGTTCACCGTAGTATGTACTATTTCGTTGCTTTACCAGTGATACGCTTTGCAGGTTTGGGAGTGGTAAGTTTGTCCAGTTTATCCATCATTCCCTGCATCATACTGCACATCCCTTTGATACCGTCTTCCATTTTCTTGAAGCGTGCGTTCGTGGACTTTTCAAGTTTTTCAACACGTTCCGTAAGCGTTTCAACTTCGCCACTTACGACCTTAGAAGCAGTGCGCTTTTTGGTGCTTTTCGCAGGCTTGTCGATGAATACTAACTTGCTTACATTCTTCTTGACAAAGGATACAAATGCTACTGCATCGTCAGCGTGTCCCTGTCTGAAATGCCATTCACCTTTAGTGCAACGACCATAGAGCAGGTGGGCTTCTTCAGCAAGTAATTTGAAACTGTCAGCGTCAACGTAAGGAATACCTAACACAGCAGGAATAAGTTTCCCACGGCTGTTGTATACAGAAGTAACAACAGGTTTCATTTCAACGGTCTTCTTTGTTGCTGTCTTCTTTGCAGTAGTGGTCTTTTTTGTGGTAGTCGTTTTGTTCATTTCCTTTGCTCCTCTCTTGTTGGTAGTAGTGGTTTTGGTGGTGGTGGACTTGTTCATCTTGTTTTCTCCTCTCTTGTTAGTAGTGGTGGTGGATACGTTTTTGCTTGCCATAGTGTTTCACTCCTCTCTTTTTTAAAATAGTGGCAAACAGTTTGTGCAGGGGATGTTTCCTCCTGCTGAAATAATTGTACCACACACCGACTAAACAAACGAAATGAAAACGACCGCAACCGCTGTAGCCCAGTACTGGTGCGGCTTACAGAGGATGTTGAATAATACCGCTGTTTTTTCTGTTAAAGTGAGAGTAGCCTGAGCAAAGGCATATTTATATATAGACGGAATTGGAGGATATAAGGCAATGGCAGGTAAAAAGAAGCGTAATCGAAACAATCTAACACCACGTGAGCAGGAGTTTTGTGATAATTACAGTCGCTATGCAGGTAATATGCGCAAGATATCCAATGTAATGGGCATAAGCATAGCCACGTGCGGCAATTTTTTGGATACAGATAGAGTTAAGGAATATTTAGGAGGCACGCTATAGCGTAGCAGGCAGGCTTTGATAGATTCACTTCCTGCGGTTATTGATAATATGATAGAAATGATTCACTCTGACAATATTCCGCCTTAGACAAAGGCACAGTTGACGATAGCACTCATGGACAGGGCGGGCTTGCAACCGCCCAAAGGCGCAGTGAATATCAATGTAAACACTTTAATCAGCGATGAGGCAAGGCGGTTACTGGCTGAGCGCACTGGTGCGCCTGTGCCTCCCATAGCCCAAAGCATTAATATAATAGAAGAAAAGAGCGGAGATTTAACATAATCATCGTTATAGGACATAGCAGGACAAGTCTGTGTGTTTGAAAAACGAAGGAAACGAAGCGGAGCGGATAGTTAAATAGAAAGACTTGACGAAGTCAAGTCTGAGGTGGGCGGATGCGAGTCTGCGAAATAGGGTGGTATATTATATATTAAGAGAACTTATTCAATCCAAATCCACAAAAAATCCACAACAATCCTTTACCCGCCCACAAAAATCGCAAAATTTTTCGCAACCAAAACCACACAAATCGCAAAATTCAAAAGGAGTCCCATAACAATCCTTTGAATATTCTAAATATTCACAATAATGCACACAATTAATTGGATACAAATTAGACACAATTTAAATTTTTGTGAATAAAATTTCCCAAAAATCTATATAAGTAGAAGGGTTTTTAAAAACGGAAAAGGTTTAAAAAAGAAGTACCGCGAAGCGGTAACTGACCGAAGGGAAGTTCATACGGAATACTTTCTTTTACTTATCTCGGTTTCTCGGGTCGTTGCTCCGATAGTCGCAACAACACCTCGAAACCTCGATACTTTAAATTTTCTCCGTAGTATAATGCACGAAGTGCAACTTGACGAGTGATAACACGAGTCAAGTTATATACCCGTAAAGGTGAAATGACGGATTTTCGCAATCCGCCACTGTCGATGGTCTCTACGCATATCATCGACTTTTAATAGTTTAGACAGTCCCTAACCTTTCGTGCGGGTCGGAACTTGTCTGATAGGAGATACTATGGCGGGGACTCCTTAACATCCCGCCCACGACAATAAGACGGAGTATAGGACATATTCCGTATTAATACATATATAAGTTTCATTATGAAACGTGGAGGTCATGTGGAAAGAAAGACGAGAAAAAAGAACTGGGGTGACGAAGGATTCGTAACTGACATCCATTATGGTGCGTACACCTACACATTAAAGTTTGTATCCGAAGAAGAGATACGTAAGTTCATTAAGCAGGATAACGAAGAGATGACTGTCTTTGGTGGCGTGAATTGTTTCGAGCAGACCATACTTATCTGCGCCGATGCAACCACCCAGACGAAGAAAGCCACGGTACTGCATGAACTTGTCCATGTAATTCTGTTACGTAACGGCAACTCGAAAGACATAGACGAAGAAGATACAGACACGTATTCCATTAACTCAGAAGAATTAGTGGATGGAATGGCTCTCGGATTCATGGAACTTATTCGTCGCAACCCCGAATTGATGAGGTGGTTAATGGCATGAGTCCCGAACAAGAAGCGATTGCCCTCGCAGAGTCACAAGCGCTTGAGTTGGCATACACTTCTCTCGTAGACTTTCGTAAGTTATTCCTGCCGTCGCCAGACGATTGCGCTCCCGCTCCGTTCCATAAGGAGTGGTCAGACATATTGCTCTATGGCAAGAAGCATTTTGCCGTAGAAGCGTTCCGTGAGTCTGGTAAGTCAGTACTGGTAATCCGTTCCCACTCTTTATACAGACTTGTTTTTCCTTCCGAATAGTACAATTTCATCGTAATCATCATGGCGAACCAGACACTCGCTTCTGCCCGACTCAAGGACTTGGCAGATGATTATCTGACAGACCCTAAATTGTGTGCCAATTTGGTGGAGATTAAGAAGAACAATGACAAGACTTTTGAAGTCATCGTCAAGGATATCTACGGCAAGGAAATAAATGTCCGCATAGATGCCTATGGTAAAGGTTCTTCTGTCCGTGGTCTGTTACACGGTGAGACGAGACCTAAACTTATCATCATAGATGACCCTCAAGACCTTGAGGATATGGGGTCAGAGACAGTATTAGAGAAGGATTATAACTGGTTCTTATCCGACATATCGTTCCTCGGTAAGAAAAGCCGTATATTCATGATAGGGAACAATCTCGGTGAGTCCTGTCTGATAGAACGAGTGTTGGCTAACAAAGAGTATCTTGGTTTCGATACTGCACGTATTCCCATTTTAAAGGACGGAAAGTCCACTTGGAGTGGGAAATACACAGAAGAATTTATCGACAGGGAACGGCAGACATACGAGAAGTTAGGCAAGATTGATATCTGGTACAGAGAGCGTATGTGCGAGAGTTTATCTCCAGAGAACCAAATATTCAAGGAAGAATACTTCCGTAAGTTCCGTTGGAAGGATATTCACTTGCAGGAACTTAACGTATTTATGACGGTAGACTTGGCGATAAGTCAGAAGAGAACTGCCGACTTCACTGCTATCATGGTTGTCGGTATTAACAAAGATAATCAGTGGTTCGTGTTGGACTGCTCCTTCGGGAGATTTGACCCGACAAAGACCATAGATGAAATATTCCGCATGGGCGGCAAGTGGTCTCCACAAGTGATAGGAGTGGAGAAGGTAGCCTACCAAGCGGCGATGCACCATTTCCTTGAGAAAGAGATGCCACGGAGGAACACGTTCTTTACAATCAAAGCGTTGTAGGCTCAAAGAAAAAAAGAAGAACGCATTTCTGCGTTGCAACCCAGATTCTCAGCAGGTTCTATCTGGATTCCAGAAGATGCGAAGGATTGGTGGGAAGAATTGAAGGGCGAGATGCTCTCGTTCCCTCATGGCGTACATGACGATTTACTGGACGCATTGGCATACGTGGAGCAAATCGCAGTTACCCCTGTTAAAAGAAAGCACAGGGTTAAGGGTAACTTATATGCAGGTAGTATGTGAGGAGGTGGATAAATGCCAGAAGAACAGATGATGCAAGACATCATCCCCGAAGATGTACCAATGGAGGCAGGACTCCAAGAACCTCCTGCATTAGAGGAAGAAATGCCGAAATAGTTCGGCATATCCGAAGAAAAATTAGAGGAAATCCGCAAAAATGTTAAGCGGGAAATTGACCGTGCCGATTAGTACTACGAAGCAGAAATTGAACCCGACGTTATAAAACGGCACAAGATGTACGAAAGTGACAAGAAATACTACAAAGACAAGTTTCCTCGGTTGACTAACATCACTGACGTAACCGCCAGTGATTTCCACGACACTGTGGAATGGGCGATTCCTTCTCTTATTAAGGTTTTCTTCGGTAATGAAGACATTTGTAAGTTACAAGGTGTGAATAGTGAGCAGGACGAACATGCCGCAAAGATTCATGGAGAACTGATTAAGTACCAGTTGGAGCGTTGCAATGATGGTTTTCTTATCTTTTATGACTGGATTAAAAATGCTCTGGTGGACAACCTTGGTATTTTGAAATGTTACTGGGTCAGAGAGGAAGATACAGAAGCGAGGTCTCTGGTAGTTACTCCCGATGAATTGATGCGATTACAGACAGACCCTAAGATAAACGTGTTGACTGTAGAAGAAATTGAACCACAGATAGCGATTCGTGTAGAGTATGAGGAAACCACTAATGTAACGAAAAATCAACCGAAATTAGAGGTAATTCCCCCTTCTGAGTTCCGTTTTTCGCCAGAAGCGAAGTCTTTAGATGATATCGGGTTTGTCGCTCACAGGAAAGTAGTGACCCTTGACTACCTCAGACGCAGGGAAGAAGAGGGTGTTTTCCAGAATATTGACAAGGTTTTAGAGGATGAAGGTAGTGGAGGTGACGTTTCCCGCACCAACTACGACACAGAACTGAATCCTCGTGCGTATGATAAGATTAATGACTCTGGTATCGAAGATGCCAAGAAGGAGTACCTCTTGTACGAATGTTACATTAAGACGGACTCTAACAATGATGGCATTTTAGAGGACATTATAGTGACAATGGTTGGCAATACGATAGTCAGACTGGAAGAAAATACGATGGGTCGCCATCCGTTTTTTGTTATCTCACCTATACGAGACACGTTACGTCTCTTCCCCCGCAGAGGTATAGCGGATTTAGTGGGGGAAATACAAGACCTAAATACTGCTTTACTCAAGCAGATTATCTATAACGTGGCGACCAACAATGATAAACAAGCGGTGGTCAACGTAGATGCTATGATTGACCCCAATGAGTTTGTAGATGGGCGCAAGATGGTGCGTGTCAATGGTAACCCGCAGGATGTTATTAAGTGGGCTCCGATTGAACCCCTGCAACCGCAGGTGTTCCAGTTTATCGAGTATATGAATACGGTAAAAGAAAATCGCACTGGTATCACTCGATATAATCAAGGTATGGATGCTAACAGTCTGAACAAGACTGCTACTGGTATTACCCAGATTATGAACGCATCCAGTCAAAGACTGGAACTGATTGCCCGAATGTTTGCTGAAACTGGCGTAAAGGAACTGTTCCGTCATATGATTAAGATGAATCAGATGTTCATCACTGAGCAGACATTCATCCGTGTAACGGACGAACGTAAGCCGATAATGCCCGATGACCTTGAAGGTTCTATCGACATCACAGTAAACGTGGGTGTTGTAGCAGGGAGCAAACAACAACAGGCACAGGCTATGCAACTTCTGTTGAGTATGTACCCTCAACTGGTTCAAGCGGGTATCGCAGACTTGTCTCATGCCGCCGAAGCGTTTGGTCGGTTGGTAGAAGCACTTGGGTACAAAGACGTATCCAACTTTATATTCCCTCCCGAACTGATTCGACAGGCTGAAATGATGGGTGTGCCGCCTTTACAGTTGTTGATGATGCAACAGGCTGACCAGACTGGACAAGTTCCTCCTGCTTTGCAACAGCAAATGATGCAGGAGTAGATGGTTAATGAAGTGCCGCAGGAAGGAGTACCGCAGGGAGCGAGACCGATTCCTCCTCCGCAAGCAGAGGAAGACAATCAAAACTTGTCTACGCAGGAATATATTTAGCGTATTGCGCCGCAACCCAACTCTACGGATGAAGATAGGAGAGACGGATTATTCTGATGAGACCGCTTAAAACACCGCAAGAACTGATTATGGAAGGCTATGACGCTGAAGCGGCTGTAGTCTTTCTGAGAAATTTTATCCAAGAAGAGAAGGATAAACAATTCAATCTTCTTATGACCTGCCATCCAGACGAATTAGAAACTCGTCGGGCAGTTTATAAATATATTGACTCTCTTGAACCTCTTTTGATAAACAAGGTTCAGACTGGAATTAATCATGCAAGGGAACAATTCGGCTAAACCGAAACTCCCGAGGAGGACTAATGTACGAAGAAGACAATCAAGTTGATAATCAAGAAGAACAAGTTGAACAAGTCCAAGACACTCAACAGGAAACTGGTGATACGCCAGAGTTCGGTCTTGATAAGGACGGCAATTTACAATGGAACACTGACGAGTATTCTCAGTACAACGGATAGGACTCTGAAGAGGAACAACCCGAATCCGAAGACGAGAACGAACAAGTTCAGACCAATAGTGAAGAGCCGAAATACACGGTTAAAGTAAACGGAGAAGATGTAGAGGTAACGCAGGAAGAACTGTTGCGTGGCTATATGAGACAGGCGGATTACACTCGTAAGACGCAAGCCCTGTCCGATGAACGCCAACGGATAGAAAACTACTATCGGCAACAACCGCAACCTCAGTATCAACAGTAGTATCAACAACAAGAGCAAGTACCTCAGCAACAGGCGGCTAACTTGAATGATATCGCCAAGCAGATTGCCGCACGGAATTTAGGACTTGACTCTCCCGATGACCTGTCCGAATTAGACTTTGACCACATTACTGCCGTTGTAGAAGCGAAACAAGCACTGCTTAACCAAAGGTATTCTATGATGGCAAGGCAAAGGAGTATAGATAATCTCGAAGCGCAGTTGCGCATGGAAGAACCTCAGTATAACGAGATTATGGAGAATATAAACGAGGCTATGCAGAATCTCCCTGTGAGCAAGTTTAACAAACTTAAACAGGCTTATGCAGATGGCAACCCCGAACCGTTACGTGAGTTCTTCAAAGAGATGCAGAAAGAGTATTACTCCAAAGCCATTAAGAAAAATGAACAGACAAACAAGTCTGTCCCTAAAGTCGAGAGTTCTGGTAATACCCCCATTACTCAAGGGCAACCTAAAAAGCGGTTTGACTTTAAGAAACTCGGGTCTATGACATCTGACGAAAAAGCACAACTGCTAATCAAAATGGGTATAGTGTAATTTTTTTTATTTTATTTAAGAGGTGAATTAACTTGCCGAGCAATGCATATGTAACCTACGAAGCCGTAGGTAATCGTGAAGATTTACTGGATATTATTACTAATATCTCCCCCGATGAAACCCCTTTGATGACCAAGTTTGGTACTTCTAAGGTAACTGGTATGACCCATAGTTGGCTGACCGACTCTCTGGGTGAACCGAAACAGAACGCCGTTCTTGAAACCGCCGAGTTCGGTACGACTGAAGCAACTCCTCGTGTGAAACTGTCTAACGATATTCAGATTTTCATGCGTGATTGCGATGTATCCGATTCTCAAGAAGCGGTTCTGAAAGCAGGTGTTAAGTCTGAAATGGCTTACCAGATGCAGAAAGTCATGAAGATGATTGCTCTGGACGTTGAATACGCTATCGTAAACAACAACACTCGGCGTGCAGGCACTTCTGTAGTTGCAGGTCTGATGGGCGGCGTGCCGTACTTCAATGATGTCAACGTAATTGATGGTACTGCACATGCTGGCGTAACCGAACTCACTGAAGAAGTTCTGAACGATGCTGTCCAAGAAGCGTGGAAGAAAGGTGGCACTCCCGATATCTGTGTGGTATCTGGTGCTAACAAGCGCATTATCTCTGGTTTCACTGGTAATGCAGAACGTCAACGTAGTGCAGACGCTACCAAGATTAAACAGATTGTAGACATCTACGAATCTGACTTTGGTATGGTGAATATGGTTCTGCACCGTCTGCAACCCAATACTCGTATTGACTTACTGCAAACCGAATATTGGAAACTGGCTTATTTGATTCCGTTCAAGACTTACGATAAACCGAAGGATTCTTTGGTGAATGGTAAGGTAGTAACTGGTCAGTTGACTCTGGAGTGCCGTTCCAAAGAAGCCAATTCTTGCATCAAGATTGCTGAATGATGACAGGAGAATATGGAACAACAAGGATTTTTAGCGAATTAGTATTTAGACTTGGAGGATGATACAAACCTCCGAGTCGTAAATACAATGGATGTCACAGACCTATTAAACGAGAACGCAGAAGAAAGAAAGATGTCCCAGTCTGGGAAAAGTATGAAACACTTATGTTCAATACCAGTGTTCGAGTTTAATCGTGACCCGTTGTTGAAGCAGTATTTGTTCTACTGCGAATAGCATGATGGTGATAACGCACGTAAGAAGTTAAGACAATTTTTGGCGTTAAATCCCCAGTATAGGACAACGGATGATAGGTTCTAAAGACAGGGGAGGCGAAAGCCTCCCCTTATTTTTATATGTGGAGGTACTTTATGAACTCATGGCATGAATTGTTTAGAAACCTCCCTATACCGAATGAAGTAGGAAATATAAACTTGTTTAACAGACCAGTGGTGAAAAATAGTGATGGCTCGATATCAACTGTCCGCTCGATGTCGTTTAACGACGGAAACAATGAAGTTCTTGTCCCTACGGTATCTAATGATGGCAGAATAATGAGTGATAGACAGGCAATTGAGAATTATTATAATACTGGTTAGCATCTCGGCAAATTTAGTAATCCAGATAGGGCGACTAATTATGCGTAGGCGTTACATTATTTACAAGATTTATATTACGGAGGTAGAATATGACTGGTAGAGAAATAGTTAATATGTGTTCTGCCATTATCAAAAGACAAGACATAGACATAAACCTCCTGCTGATGTATATAAATTAGCAAAGACGGTCTGTTTTACGTGAGAATTACTTGTATCGCATACAAGAATGGAGACGGAATTTAGAACCAGAAGACGGATTTTTGCGCACTCCCTCTCTGAAACAGGCACGATTTGTTGAATATGACCCAGACCCACACGATAATATTGCGGTGTCTTCCTCTAAAAAGAAGAAGTTATTCCCGCTTAATACGTTACAAGATGCGTATGATATCTATTCAAACGTGGATGTTGCGGGTGTTCCAATGTATTACATCGTTCTTTAGGGTGGTTTAAAGATTATCCCTATGCCTACAGTTGGGGTAATTAATATATATGGTGAATGGTATCCTCCCGATATCGCCAACGATGATACCGAAGATTCTCTCTCTAAAGAGATTTCTGATATTATAATTTATCTCGCTTGCGCAGAGTATTTTGATTTTCTGTCAGAACCAGATAAAGCAAACCTGTGGCGCACTAAAGCGACCGTGATGTTGGAAAGGTATATCAAGGAAATTAAGCGGCAGATGACTGACGATAGAGAACTGTTCGCACGTGACCCATTCGGCAACAATCCGAATATCAATGGTATGCGTGTACGCAGAGGTAGGGTTTACGATATAGACGAACTTACTGGTGGTACAGAGGGTGTCGAATATAACGTGTATGGAGAACCGATTGGGGGGTGATGAGACTTGTCTATTAGATATACGGTTAGAACTGTTCCTGCGGCAGATATGGCGGCAGAAGTGGCGGCAAGTCAATTAGAGAATTACGTTCCCAATTATGAACTAATCAAACGTAACGAACTTGTCCGCACAGAAAACAAGAGAACTTACATCAGAAACATGGACGATTCGATTTCTGATTTCTTCTCTTTCACTACACAGGATTTACAAGATTTTATTGATGATGCAATAGCAAATCACGACTTCTCTGATATAATTGACATGGACGAAATAAACGCATCTATCACGCAAAAAGTAAATGAAGCAGTAGAAGATGCGATAGAAAACTTGGATATTGATATTCCAGAACCAGACTTAACAGAAATCAAGACGGAGTTACAAGAATATGTAAACCAACAGATTGCAGAAGGTCTGGCAGGAATTACGGTAATCAATGGCGTTGATGGTAAAAATGCGTATCAATATGCGGTTGAAGGTGGTTATACTGGCACAGAAGCACAATTTTCGGTGCAATTAAACAGAGTGTTATCTCTGATTGATGCAGAGGAGATTGGATACTGATGGCAAAGGTTATTGTAAAGGCGAAACATTTACAAGCAATCGCAGATGCAATTCGTGAATGTAATGGCAGACAAGTTCCATATAAGGCACGAGAGATGGCATAGGCGATAGATGGTTTGCCTAATCGTGCTAATACAAACCACGCCTACAGAGTAACGATTAACCAAAGTCCGCATCAGACGATTTATGTGAGACGATTCTTGCAACCCTATGAAGTGGAACACTACGGTAGTTTTACTGTGAGTGAACCGATGTTTTACGTAGAGATTACGATAGTTCCAGACGAAGGGTATCGTGCAGGAACATTAAATCATTCTGGCGTTGTTCAATTAGACAGAGATATGATAGTTGAAGCAACTCCTGCTACGGAGGTGTGAGTATGCCAGATTAGGAAGTATTGATTAACGACTCTAATTTAAATGCGATTGCTAATGCGATACGTAGAAAGAATGGACTTGTCCGTACATATAAACCAAGGGAGATGGCTACTGCTATTAGAGCGATTAATGCAGATGCTCCAGACTCAAGAGAATACACGGTTACTGTGATTTAGACTCCACATCAAACCATTAAGGTTAGACAAATTCTTGGTGGGGAGAAGCAATACGATTAGTCTTTTACTGTAAGTGAACCCTATTGGAAAATATAGGCAACTATAGAAGCGGAATCTGGATATAATGCGGGGACGTTAAATTATACAGACGAAATAACGGTAGATAGAGATATAACAATTAAGGCAAGTCCTGCGACGGAAGTAGAAGTTCCTCCAGATACGCATATGACATTATATATTGGTGGGTATGAAAACAATTGGCAAGAGACAAGGGTATATTATGATGAACAGTTAAGAAATGAAATAAGCAATAGAGGAGATGCGTTAAATAAACCAAAAGGAAAGTGGATATTCCATTTTGTTGATTAGTGGTCTAAAATTTACGATTAGGGTTGTTGGATTAGAAAGAAAGTGTTTGGTGCTACTGGTGCTTATTGGGGTAGATATGCTCCAGAAGCGACAGACATTATTACAGATTTGGATTTAAGATAGACTACGCAAATAGAGAATTTTTTATGGGATAATAAAAGCCGTTGGATAGAAAGGTTTGACTTATCTAATTTAGATTTAACAACTGTAGAGTATATTTATAATTTAATACAAGAGACGACATATTTATAGTATTTTGGGAATATATCTAATTGGAATACTGTAAGTTTAAGAGCCGTAGACCATCTCATTGGAAGTTCCCGTTATATTGATTCTTTAGACTTGTCTGGTTGGAAGACACCAAATTTAACATCTGCTACAAATATATTTTTTGGTGGCAATGCAAGAATATTAGATATATCTAATTGGGATACTTCAAAGATTACATCTTTCTCTGCGGGAATTCATTCGGTTACTAAAGTTGGTGTTTTATATCCTGCTTATTTAATTATGGACAAAGAAGAGGTTAAGTTCTCTGGAAACTATATATTCGGCAATATCGCAAATTGTAAATATCTTGTTCCAGAAGATATGGTTGATGCATATAAGCAACACCCAAATTGGCAGAGTCGTGCAAGTTAGATAGAGAGTATTACGAACTATACTATTAATCGTGGAGATGGACAAATTGAAGTTGTCCCGAATTGGTAATGGAGGAGTGTGAATGGAATCTGTACTTGTTCATGCCGTCCATATCATCGTTGGTATTTTAATTGCTACACTTTGGTAGAAGTTTAAGAAGTCACAAGAAGAGCAAGATGCGATAAAGTCTGGTTTGCAGAGTTTACTCCGTAGTGAAATCACAAAAGCATATTATAAATATATGGAACAGGGTTGGATTCCGTTGTATGCGTTAGAGAGTTTGCAACAAAGTCATAAAGACTATCAAACGCTCGGATTAAATGGAGTAATGGACGAATTATGGAAGTCGTTAATGGCATTGCCACATACGAAACCAGAGGTAGATAAAGATGATTCGGACGATTAAAGATATTATTTTTTCTGTATTAAAAGATGACGATGGGACATATTCTGGCACGAAAGTGTTGTCGGCAATATGTCTCCTTGTTTTCCTTGTTGTTTCCGTATATCTTGCTTATAGAGGTATGGAGTGGAAGAACTATGAATCTTTTTCCACTGCTACTGGATTAGGCGGGTTGGGATTACGTGGAGCAAACAAGTTTATGAATATAAAGAAATATGAGGGGGGAGAACAGTGACATATGCAAAAGTACCATTCCCCACTATAGATGTAACAAAACCCTACGGTTCTTACAGAGTGAGTAC